AAATACAAAAAAGATATATATTAAAATATGTATTGTAAGAAAGTGTAAATAAAAGGAAAACATGCGGAAACATGATTCCGGAGCCAGTCTTGAAAAAGGTGTATATACGTTGAGAATGTAGACGATTCTTAACAGTGCCGTAGTGGTTGTATGACGGTTCGATTCCGTCAGCGGTAATTCCCTAATAAAATACCCAACCTAACTGTCAGAGCGTACAAATGTGTACGCTCTTTCTTTGTGGAGAAAGGAGAGAAACATGAACTATGTAGAACCCATCAGAGATAAAGATGATATACAAGCGATGAAAGACTACTTAAGAGAATGGAGCGAAAGAAACTACATGCTGTTTCTCTTAGGGATTAACTCAGGCTTACGAATTAGCGACATCATTAATTTAAGGGTTAAGGATGTTCAAGGATGGTATATCAAAACCAAAGAACTCAAGACAGGAAAACCATTAAAAAGAAAGATGCCTAAGATATTAAAGAAAGAGCTTAGAGAGTATGTAAAAGGCAAACCATTACATCATTATTTGTTTCAAAGCCGAAACGGGAAGAATCAACACATCAGTAGATGCACTGCATATTTAATCATTAAGATTGCAGCAGACGAATGCGGAATCGATAACGTAGGAACTCATACAATGAGAAAAACATTTGGCTATCATCAGTATAAAAAGAATAAAGATGTAGCTACTTTGATGGAATTGTTTAACCATTCAAGTCCTGCGATTACTTTAAAATATATTGGCATTCGACAAGATCAACAAGATAAAGTAATGACTAATTTCGGTTTATAACATCCAATTAAACATAATGAGAAAAGTGTTAGTTCATTTTTAAGAGTTTGAAGAAAGCTTATTACATCAAGTAAAAAATGAGAATCGCGAACTAAACAGAATATAAGATATGTTTAATTCAAAGGGAATAATTCCTAAGAGAGGAGCATGAGATGGCTAGAAAAACATTGAATACATCTCGATGGAAAAGGTTGAGAAATTTTGTCATGGCTCGTGACGGATATAGATGTCAAGAGTCTTTGCGATTTGGAAAATCAGTTCCGGCAGAAATGGTTCATCACATATATCCTGTCAGGGAATATCCAGAGTTAGAGTTCGTAGCTTGGAATCTTGTGGCGCTGTCGAACATTCAACACAACAAGATGCATAATCGTACTACGGACGAAATTACGAAAAAAGGAAAAGAATGGCAAAAACGGAAAAAACGCGAATTTGAAAAATTCTATTCATCCCCGCCACCTTTTCATTAAAAATTTTTTGAGCTTCGGAAACCGAGGAAAGGAACTTTTTCCAACCGCGGGGCATTTTATAGAAAAAGGGGTAAAAATCTCAAGGCTTATAGGAAGGAGGACGAGTTTTGGCGAGACCAATTACAAAGAAAACAATTGAAAAAGCAACAGAAAAGAAAATGAAAAGCTTAGGAACTTATCGGAAAGAGTATGCGGACTTGATTAGTATTTATGCCGGCTTGTTATTCCAGTATACAAAGTATGAAAAAGAACATGCTGAACGAGATTACGAAGTAGCGGAAATTTACGTGAATAAAGCTGGTGCGGAAAACTACAGGAAGATTCCTCTAGTCAATGTTATGGAAACTCTGAGACGTGATATTTTGACTTACTCAGACAGGCTCATGCTTAATCCTAAATCGCTAGGAGAAATCATCGCTCAAGATTCAGATTCATCTATCATCGATATTATGAACAAGCTGGGTGGTAAAGGATGAATCCATATATACAGCGCGCTATCAACTATGCCAATTGTGTACTTGATGGTAGTATCGCAGCTTGTGAAGATAAGATATTAGAAGCTAAGAGGTTCTTAAGGGATATTGAAAATCCTAGATTTTATCTGAACGAAGAAGTCATTAATATATCTGTAAATTTTATTGAAAAAGTTGTAGTACATTATCAAGGCGAATCTGTTAAAGCGGTAAGTCTTCGTAATAAGCCTATGGAGTTACAAGAATGGCAAATGTTCGTTGTTGTAAACGTGATGGGTTTTTATAAGACAGGAACTATTGAAACAAGATTTAAAGAAGCGATGGTGTTTATCCCACGAAAGCAGGGGAAAACAGCGTTCACTGCTTCGTTAGCACTTTGTAAATCATTAATCGAACGCATGAGTTCTTCGAAATGCTACATTGTTGCTAATAGTATTAAACAATCTTTAGAAGCATTTGGTTTTATTCGATACAACGTTGAACGTTGGAAAGATAAAAGAATTAGTATTAAAGATAATAACTCAGAGCATTCTATTACTGGTGACTTCGGTAAAGATGGCTCTTTTTTTGTACAAGCGTTAGCGAATGATGAATCTCGATTAGATGCATTGAACGGAAATTTTATCATCATGGATGAAGCTCATACAATGAGAAATTCGAAAAAATATGGATTGATGAAAAAGACGATGAGTGCATATAGAAATAAACTACTATTCATCATTAGTACTGCTGGAGATATTCCAAACGGATTCCTAGCCAATCGATTAACATATTGCAGAAAGGTATTAGAACAAAGTATTGAAAATGACGAATTGTTTATTTTTATCTGCAAAGCGAATGAAGATAAAGATGGAATGCCTATCAATTATTTATCAGACGAAACATTAATGATGGCTAATCCATCGTGCGGTGTGACAGTAACAATTGAAGAATTAAGAGCAGAAGCAGAAATGGCTCTTAATGATCCACAAACTCGAATGGAATTTTTCAACAAAACGTTGAACGTGTTTACTAACTCAATGAACACTTATTTCAATGTAGATGAATTTATCGCAAGTGATGAACAATACAATTGGACAATTGAAGAATTAGCTAAACTTCCAATTAAATGGTATGGCGGTGCTGACCTTTCTAAGATGCACGACTTAACTGCTGCAGCATTGGTTGGAGAGTACGAACATGATGGAAAGAAAATAGATATAGCGATAACACACGCGTTTTTTCCAATTGCATCAGCAAAAGAAAAAGCGGAAGACGATGGAATTCCATTGTTTGGATGGAAGGATGATGGCTGGCTTACGATGAGCAACACTAAAACAGTATTGTATGACGATGTTGTTAAATGGTTCATTCAAATGAGACAGCTTGGATTTAATATCAGAAGCGTGGGCTTCGATAGGAAATTTGGTAGAGAATTCGTTAGTAAGATGAAAAAGAATAAATTCAGAATGGTTGACCAACCTCAATATTTCTGGAAGAAATCGGAAGGCTTTAGACGAATTGAAATGAAAGTAAAAAACAAAGAATTCTACTATGCACATAGTGAGGCTTTTGAATACTGCGTTGGTAACGTTCGAGCAATTGAAAAAACGGACGACATGATTCAGTATGAGAAGGCTGACGGTGACGGAGGCACACAGCGCATTGATATTTTTGACGCAACTGTTTTCGCAACTGTCCAAATGCTAGAAGAAAGTGATAGCAAAGCAAGTCGTGCAAAAGATTTCTTTGGATTGAAGGGAGATTAAAATGGGATTATTCGATTTTTGGAATAAAAGAAATAAAACAGCTTCACCACCAGTCGGATTTGTAAATCCGTATGAGTGGAGGGAGTTAATATCAAGAGATGATGGATACATTCCACTAAATAAACATCCAGATGTGCTTATTGCCGTTGATAAAATTGCAGATTTAGTATCTAACATGACAATTCAATTAATGGAAAATACGGATAAAGGAGATATTCGAATTCGTGATGAATTAGCAAGAAAAATTGATATTAATCCGTATAAGTATATGACTCGGAAAACGTGGATATATAGAATCGTTAAAGATTTATTACTTGATGGTGACGGAAACGCAGTAGTTCATGTGGGGCTAATTAAAGGCAAAGATTTGATTGGAGAATTAATGCCATTGAATATGCGAAGCGTTGATTTTATCGATGAGGAAAACGGTGAATACTATATCCGATATGGGCAAGTAAGATTAAATCCAGATGAAGTTGTACATTTTGCAATAAATCCGGATTCACAAAGAGCGCATATTGGAACTGGATATAGAATAGCTTTAAAAGATATTGTAGAAAATCTTTCGCAGGCAACTAAAACCAAAAATAGTTTTATGAGAAATAAAAATGTTCCTAGCGTTGTAGTTAGTGTCAATGGTGATTCTGACGAGCTAGCAAACGAAAAAGGACGAAACGCTATCATAAAAAGCTATTTAAAAACAACAAACGCTGGAGAGCCTTGGATTATTCCAGCGGATATGATGAAGGTCGACCAAGTTAAACCACTAACGTTAAAAGATATTGCAATTAACGAATCCGTTGAAATTGATAAGAAGACGATTGCTGGATTAATTGGTGTTCCTGCCTTTTTCTTGGGTGTAGGTACTTTTAATAAAGAGGAATATAACACGTTTATTAATACAAGAATTTTATCAATTGCTCAAATCATATCTCAGGCATTAACAAGAGATTTATTGATTAGTCCAAAAAGATACTTCAGATTAAACCCACGTTCGCTATATTCATACAACATTACAGAACTAGTTTCGGCAGGAAGTCAAATGGTTCAGTTAGCTGCCATGCGCAGAAACGAACTTCGAGATTGGGTTGGATTAGCTCCAGATCCAGAAATGGAAAATATTATTGTGCTGGAAAACTATTTGAATCAAGATGATTTAGATAAACAAAAAAAGTTGAAAGGTGGTGAGAATGATGCTTAAACGAGAAAGCTACCTTTCTACTAATTTTAAAACTCGAAGCGATGAAGGAGGGAAACGATTCATTGAAGGTTACTTCATTAAGTATGGTGTAGAAACTGAATTGTGGGAAGGGTTTTACGAATTAATTGAAAAAGAAGCAGTTGAGAAAGCTTTAGACAGAAATCCAGATGTACGTGCTTTATTTAACCATGACTCAAATATCTGTTTAGGAAGAACAGGAAATGAAACTTTAAAACTGAAATCTGACGACATTGGATTGTTTGGAGTTTGTGAAATCAACAATGCTGACCCTGACGCGATAGGAGCGCACGCTAGAATCGAAAGACAGGATGTGAATGGATGTAGCTTTGGATTCTTCGAATTAGGATTTGAAATGGTTGAGAAAAAAGATGGAACAATTCTAAAAAAAGTTACGGATTTAGAATTGCTAGAAGTAAGTCCATGTACATTCCCAGCGTATCCACAAACAGAAATTTCTGCTAGAAAGAAAAGCTTTGAAGACTACAAAAAGGATGCGTTAAACGCTAGAAAAGAATTATTGAAGGAGAAATTAAAAAATGAAAAATAAAGGATTACTAATTAAACAAAAACTTGCTATGCGTAATAAGACATTAGCAAATATTAATTCTGAATTAGAAGCATTAATGAAACGTTCAGAAGAAGTAAAATCTGCTATCGAAGCAGTCGAAACTGAAGAAGATCTAAACGATGTGGAAACTCAAGTTGAAGAGATTCAAGAAGAGTTAACTGCAAAAAAACAAGAAAAAGAAAACTTGGAAAAAGAAATTTCTGAGTTAGAAACAGAATTAAAGGAATTAGAAAAAAAGGAACCAGAAAAGGAGAATAAAAGAAATATGGAAAAAAATAACAAACTAGAAACTCGCAATGCATTAAATGAGTACATTCGTACTAAAGGAGAAAAACGTGATGGACTTAAAATTGTTGATGGAGGCGCATTAATTCCCGTTGAAGTATTGAAACCACAGCTTCAAAAAACACGTAATGTAGATTTATCAAAATTAGTACGAGTGATTAAAGTAAATTCAGCTTCTGGTAAATATGCAGTAATCAGCAAATCTAAAAATAAAATGAACACTGTAGAAGAGTTGGAAAAAAATCCTGAATTAGGAAAACCAAAAGTAACTCCAATTGACTGGTCTGTAAAAACATATCGTGGCCAATTATCAGTTTCGCAAGAAATGATTGACGATGCTACTTATGACATTATGGGATTAGTTGAAGAAGATGCTGCAAACCAAGATGTAAACACTAAAAACTATGCAATTGCAGAAATCTTTAAAACTGCAAAACCAGAAAGCGCGAGTGGATTCGATGGATTAAAAGATATTATTAACAAGAAAGTTTCATCAGTATATGATGTCATCTTAGTTGCGACGGATTCAATGTTTGCTGCCTTGGACAAAGTGAAAGACAAACAAGGGCGTTATATGTTACAGCCTGATCCAACATCTCCAACAGGTTATAAATTTAAAAATAAAATTATTTTCCCTGTTCCAGACGAATTGTTAGGTAGCGAAGGCGAAATGAAAGCATTTATTGGTGATGCTTTTGAATTTGTAACATTATTCGACAGAACACAAACAACTGTACGTTGGACTCCACATGAATTATACGGAGAAACCCTAGGATTATTCTCACGCTTTGATACAAAAGCAACTGACAAAAATTCTGGTGTATTCGTAACATACACTGACGCTGTGTAGGAGTAGACTATGACGTACGAAGTAATTCGTGCATTTGCTGATATGGCCGACTGCTCGGAAGAATTTCCGAACGGTCGGTTTTATCGTGTCGGAGACATATATCCAGCTCGGGGCAAGGTAAGCAAAGCACGATTATCAGAATTGTTAACTATGGATAATACAGCTGGAGTTATTTTCATCAAACAGATAGAAGGAGATGATAATAATGGAACAGAGAGAGATACTAGCTCTTTTGAAAGCTAAACTAGGAATTAGCGGAACATTTAGAGATGAGTATTTAAATCATTTAATTTTATCAGTACAAGATGAGATTAAAAAGCAAAAGAAGATTAAACTTGATGTTAATCGATATGATCACATTGATTTTTTAATCGATTATGCAGCGTTTAGATACGACAATCGTGATAATAATATTTTAATGCCGAAACATTTACAGTATCGCCTTCATAATCTACTGCTAGAAAACTTAAGGAGTGATGTGGATGTGGAATAAGGAGATTGTCTTAATCAAAAAGAGAATTAATGGAACGGATGAAATAGGGAATCCAATCGTTGAATTGATTAAACGAAAGATTCTTGCAACTGAGAAAAGCGTAACAAATGCAATGCTGTTCTATGGAGCTCAATTCGGATATAAGCCAGTATTCGTAGTTCAAGTTCGATGGTTTGAGTATGAACACGAATCGTTCTTAGAATGCGATGGCATCAAGTATGTTATCCGAAGAGCGTTCAAGCCAGAAAGTGGAGAATTCACTGAGCTGCAATGTGAAGAAATGGTTGGAGAAAAGTATGAGCTTTAATCTCGAATCAGAAATTGCAAAAGCTTTATCAAATTTCAATCAAGAAGTCGCTCAAGAAATAGGAGATATCGTTGATGATTTAGCAGACGATACTGTTTCTAAATTAAGAGGAGCATCTCCAAGACGTACTGGAGGCTATGCCAATGACTGGGATAGTAAATTGAATAAGCGTGGAGACCGTATAATCTATCAACCAAAAGAATATCGAAAAGCACACTTACTTGAGTTTGGACACGCCCGAAGGAATGGAGGGCGAAATGTCGGAGCTCAACCACATATCAAAGAAATTGAAAACGAAGTTATTAAAAAATTTGAATCTGAAATAAGAAGGAGGTTAGGAAGCTAAATGATGACACTGCAGAAACTATATACACAGCTAAAAACTCTACAACTACCTGTTCAGTATTATATGTTCCAGGAAGGGCAAGCTCCTGACCTTCCTTATATTATCTATTTCAATCCGTCTGAGCAACATGCTAACGCAGACAATGCTACTCTGCATATAAGTAAAGATGTGATTATAGAAGTCTATTCAGAATTTAAAGATTTATCATTAGAAGATAAATTGAAACAATTATTCGACAAAAACAAATTAACCTATACATTCCAAGAAACGTATATTAAAGAAGAACGAATGTATATGGTTGCTTATCAAATTACATTATAAGGAGAGATTATTAATGGGTGCAGAAACAACACAAACACCAACAAAAATTGAAAATACGATTACATTTGGTTTAGAAAATGTTCACTGGGGGAAAGTTACTAAAAGCCCTACTGGAACAATTACTTATACTAAACCTGAAAAAATGTCTGGAGCTGTGGATATGGAATTAAATCCAGTCAGTACAGAAATTAAATTAAAAGCTGATAACATTGACTATTATGTATCTGAGTCTAACGAAGGATACACAGGAAAAATGACGTTCTATAACGTTACAGAATCGTTCGCAGAATATGTTAATGGATTAGAAAATAAAGGGGATTTAACTGTAGAAAAGAGCACATCTCAAAGTAATCCAATTTCACTACTATTCCAAATGGAAGGGGATAAACACGCGACACGCTTCTGCTTACCTCAAGTGGTTGTTAAACGTCCTAAATTTAGCACTAAGACCAAGAATGGTGCTGATGTTAATACAGTAGAACTAGAATTCACAGCAAGTCCTCGTTCGACTGATAAAGCTATTCGCTACAAGACAAACTTGAATACTTCTGATGAAGTTTACAACAAGTTCTTTGATGAAGTTAAACAAGCATTAAACTAAGGAGATCATAATGAAGAAAACTATTGAAATTGGAGAAAAGCAAATCGCGCTAGAGAGTAATGCATTTACTCCTCTAGCGTATAAAAAACAATTTAATAAAGATTTCTTTCAAGAATTATTTGCACTAGCGCGAATTTTTAAAGGCAAAAAAGAATTTTCTATGGAAAATCTATCAGAAGATTCTGTTCAAGCGTTTGATACAGAATTGTTTTATCGCTTCTTTTGGATTTTTGCTTTCACTGCAAATTCACAGATTCCAAACTTTTTAGAATTCTACAACGAATATTCAGATTTAACATTTGAAAGTATCGTTACAAGCATCGTTGCTTTAATTGAAGCATCGTTTGTGACTAAAAAAAAGTAGATTCGAGCGAGGACGCTAGTGAAGAGACATTCACAGTTGAATCGTTCATTCTGTGTTGTAAGGAAAGCGGACTATCGATTGATGAACTAAAGTATTTAACAGTCGGAGGAGCATTAGACTTCCAAACTGATTATGTTGATCTTCATTCTCAATCGAAGAATAAAAAGAAAACGCGAAAAGCGACACAGGAAGATATTGATAATTTCTAGGCTACTGGTTTCAGTAGCCTTTTTAATTTAGAGAGGGGTGAAAAAATGGCTGGAAACATCAAAGGTATTACAATCGAATTGCAAGGAAATATTCAACCACTTGAGCAAGCTTTGAAAAAAGCGAATACGGTAGCTAAGAGTACAGCTAGCGAGATGAGGCAAGTGGATAAGGCTTTGAAATTTAATCCTGCCAGTATCGAATTAATCACTCAGAAGCAAACGCTTTTAACTAAGCAAATTGAAAATACGAAAGAAAAATTAACGACTTTAAAGAATGCTCAAGCCGAAGTTGAGGAACAGTTTAAGGCTGGCAAAATCGGTGAAGAAAACTATCGAGCATTTAAACGTGAGATTGAGACTACTGAGAGCACGTTAACGCATTACAAGACGCAATTAACTAATCTGAATAAGGAACAAGAGAATCTCGGGAAATCTACAGAAAGATTATCTCGATTCTTCACAGCTACTGGAAAAGATGTTGAAGCATATAGACACGTTCTGGGCGATAAACTTACGGATTCTATTAAGAATGGTAAGGCCTCAAGTAAGGACATGGAACGCGCATTAGAGTTAATGGCTAAAGAAGCATCGAATGGCAAGGCTAATATTAACGAGTTAAGAGATGCCCTCGATAAGCTCGATGATGGCGGAAGCATCCAGAACGTTAAAAAAGAACTTCAATCAGTAGGAGACGCGTCTAAGAGTGCGAGCGATAAAACAAATAAATTGCTAACTCAAAGCAATCTTCAACAAGCCTCTCAAGTCGCTTCTCAAGCTGGACAATCAATGGTTGAGTTTGGGAGGAGTACTCAAGAAGCGTTCAAGAATGTAGATGCTGGATTTGATATTATCATCACTAAGACTGGGGCTACAACAGACGAAGCATTAGACGGATTTAAAAAAATCTATGATCAATTATCTGTTGATTTGCCTGTAGATTCGTTTGAAAAAGTCGGTTCTGCGATTGGTGAAGTTAACACACAATTCGAGCTAACTGGAGATGCGTTGAAAGACGCTTCAAAAAGTATTATCCAATTCTCAGAGATTAATGGAACGGATATTACTAATAGCACGATTAATGCTAAAAAGACTATTGAAGCTTACGGATTGTCAGTTACAGATTTAACTTCAGTATTAGATACGATGTCGTACGTTAGTCAAACGACTGGTGTTTCTACTGATGAATTATTCTCTAAGATTGTCGCTGGAGCTCCTCAAATTAAGGAGCTTGGATTGTCATTTGATGAAGCAACGACATTAATTGGAGGAATGGAAAAAGCTGGTGTAGATTCAAGCGCTGCTCTTTCTTCAATGAGTAAAGCTGCCGTTGGATATGCTAAAGAAGGAAAGACGTTATCTGATGGATTACAAGAAACGATTGAAAAAATCAAAAATGCATCCAGCTCAACTGAAGCGTTAACGGAAGCTTCTAAGGTGTTCGGAACTAAAGGCGCCACTCGAATGGTGGATGCTATTAAGCGTGGAACGTTCTCGTTAAAGAATTTAGCAGGAACAGCGGAGGACGCTGGAGGGACAGTCGCTCAAACATTTGAGGCTACTCTAGACCCAATCGATAAGCAACAACAGAAATTTAATGCAGTTCAGTTAGCACTAGCAGAAGTTGGAGCGACTATCGCAGAGGCGATGGAACCAATACTAAATGTGGCAATTCCAGCAATTAAGCAATTAGCTGATTGGTTCAAGAATCTTCCTGAGCCAGTGAAACAATTCATCGTTGTTTTAGGTGGAGTATTAGCAGTACTTGCTATACTATCACCCGTTATTGTAGCTGTAGGAATAGCAGTAACCACATTAGGTGCTAGTTTACTTCCAATTATTGCGATTATCGTAGCAGTTGCTGGAGGAATCGCAGTTGCAACGGCAATAGTGACTAATTTTGGTTCTATTGTCGAATGGCTCGAAGGAGTCTTCCCAGGATTCGGCTCAACAGTTGAATCTGTATGGAACGGGGTTCAATCAGTTATTGAGACAGTTGTTGGCGCCGTGTCTGGATTTATCCAAAACATATTTGGAACATTGGTTTCTTGGTGGGAGGCTAACCACGAACGTATTCAACAAGTAGTTGAGACAGTTTGGAACTTTATCTCAACGATTATTCAAACAGTTCTATCGTTCTTAGCTCCATTCATTCAAGGAGTATTTGATGGGATATTAATCTATATTCAAACAGTTTGGACTGTAATCACTACTGTGATTCAAGGGGCTCTTGATGTGATTCTGGGAATCATTCAAGCAGTATTACAAGTTTTAACTGGTGACTGGTCAGGAGCATGGGACACATTATCAAATGTTGTATCAACTTATCTTGGCACTATCTCATCTACAATCAGTTCAATAATGGGCGGAATCGCTTCTATCATCTCCGGAATATGGGACGGAATCCTATCAACGACTTCTAGTATTTGGGAAGGAATTAAGGGTGCTATCTCCGGAGCAATTGATGGAGCAAAAAGTGCTGTAGGTTCAGCGATTGAAGCAATCAAAGGATTCTTCAACTTCCAAATTAGCTGGCCACACATTCCGCTTCCTCACTTTTCTATCAGTGGTTCTGCAAACCCATTAGACTGGCTTAGCGGTGGATTACCTAGCATCGGAATTGAATGGTATGCAAAGGGCGGTATTATGACTAAGCCGACTATTTTTGGACAAAACGGAAATAATGTGATGATTGGTGGAGAGGCAGGAGACGAAGCAATCCTTCCATTAAACGACAGAACATTATCCGGAATTGGTCGAGGAATAGCAGCTCATTTAGACGGATTCGGAGGAGTGAACGTTAATATCTATCCTCATGAGTTAATAGTAAGAAATGATGAAGATGTACTTCAATTAGCTACTAAACTAGCAGAAGAGATTATTAGAAAGATGAAAATGAAAGAAAGACATGCTGAAAGAGCGAGAGGAGTGGTTCTGTGATTGGATTTGAAATGAGTATTAATCATGTTAAGAATACGGATTTGCCGATTCAAGTTGTAGTCGCAGAATATGAGCGTCTCTTCTTCTCTGAAAGCAATAACTCGATTCAAAGACGTGAAAACGGAAGTTCGTATTTTAAGAAAAATTATGAACGAAAAGAACAAGTGAAGACGTTTGAAATTCATATTCATACGACTAAACAAACAGATTTAGATAATTTTAATCGATGGATTATGAAGGAAAATGTGGAGTTTGAGCCGGATACATCATTGAATCGTGTTTATACGGCTTATAAATTTAACGTTACTTCGATTACTAAACACGAAAATATATACATCGTTCAATTACAAGTAACATTCTCGTTTGAAGGATTATCAAAAACAGAGAAGAATGCTACTAGAGGGACGAATACAGGAAAGATTGTATATACGTTTGATAACAGAGGGGTGCTTCCAACAGCGCCTCTTTTTAGTTTCACATCGGGCGGAAATTACAAAATGATTAGCTTCATCCATCCGAGCGGACAATACATCCAATATGGCCATGAAACTGGGGATGTAGTCATTAAACCAAACGATGTAGTAGAGTTTGATTTTAGAAATCGAACACTGACAATCAACGGGAAAACACACTATGTTAATATGAGCAGTTCATGGTTCAATGTAGACGTTGGGCAAACTGAAATAGCTGTATTAACCGAACCAAATACGGATATTTATTTAGACGCTAAATTCAAGGAGGCTTGGCAATGATCACGTTAACAGATAGAGAATATAACAAGCTTTGCCAGCTTCATTTTGGTTCTAGCGGAGGATTAATTGCATACAACGATTGGTTCGAGCAAGACTTAGATACAGGAATCGGAACTTATGAATTTACTGTAGACAAAACTGGCAATCCTGAAATTGAAAAAATCAATGTAGGTTGCTATTTGATGGTTAAGGACGGTAGCAAGCTACGTTCATTTGAAATCATGAGAATTGAAGAGGATAAGAATTCAAAAACAATCTATGCGGAAGACGCTGGATTGGACTTGTTGGGAGAACAAGTTCCTCCTTACAAAGCTGATAAAAGTTATCCAATCACTCACTACATTGAAGAATTCACCTTCGATTCCGGATGGGAGGTTGGAACCAATGAAATTCCTTCAACAACAACAAGAAAATTAGAGTGGCAAGGAACAGAAACAGCTACTAAAAGATTATTACAGCTTGTTAAACGTTTCGGCGCTGAAATCTCATACGATTTTGAGTTTTTAAACGATAAAATCTATAGGAAGTTAATTCATATTCATAAGCGAATTGGTGAAGATAAAAAAGTAAGATTAGAGGTTGGAAGAGAAGCGTCAAATGTTAAACGAACAATTTCTATTGAAAACCTAGCGACTACGATTGTTGCTACTGGAGCTGATGGGATTACATTGGCAGGAGCTGAATACAACGAAGGGAATATTCGGTCTACGAAAAATTCGATTTATTTAATCGATTATGACGCGGTAGCAAGATGGAAACGAGCTGGATACGCTCCTGCTGGTGGAGGAATTGTTAAGCGTTATGAAAGTGAAGCTAAGACTCCTCAAACTTTAATGGTTGAAGCTGTAATTAAGTTAAAACAATGGAATCATCCAGAAGTTACTTACGATGTTCCAATCAATATTCTTCCTAGAGAAGTGAATATTGGAGATACAGTGGTCATTGTTGATCATCATTATGAGCCTGCTCTGATTGTATCAGGAAGAGTATCAAGCATTAAGAAATCTCTTGCTACTAGAGAGAACGGCGAAATTAAAATTACGAATATCGAATCCAGAGAGGATACGATCAGTGAGAAAGTTAGACGTTTAAGCACGTTGGTGCAAGAACGTCTTTTTGATTTCACAAGCGTTCCATTCGTTATGACAATTCAGTCGACCGACGGAGTGGTGTTCCAAAATAGTAATATCGCTACTAAATTAATTGCTAACGTAAGCAAGATGGACATTCAAATGAACAGTCGATTCACATATCGTTGGAAACGAGTAAGTAAATATGGAACGAATGACATAGCATGGAATGAGCAGCACGCAAATGGCAGCAATGAATTATCTGTGACTGTCAGTGATGTTGATAGAGAAGCCACATTTATTTGTGAGGCCATTGAAGCTAATCAAGTCGTTGCGAGTAATTCAATCGTTATCAAAGACTTCATCGTTAATAAGTCAATAGGACCAACTCCACCTACCAATCCAAGCGTTGGAGATTTGTGGACAGATACAAGCGACTCGAGCAAAGATGTTCCAAAAATCTTTACAAACGGGAAATGGCAACCAGTTCTAAATAAAGACGACAAAGAACTAGAACGACTTCAAAAAGAGTTTGAAAAACGTAACAGAGAGCATGCTAACCAATTCGCTCAAGTGATGGAAATTGTCAACAAATCTCAAGTCACAGAAGACACATTCAGAGATTTGACTGGAAAATTCAGCAATCTTGAAGAGTCTTATAAACGAATTCAAGAGACTGCGGAAGAGATTCGAGGACTAGGCCAGAGAACAAAAGCAGTAGAGCTTAATATGGAACAATCAAGCGTTCTATTAAATGCTATCTCAACATATTTCAATGTATCTGAAGACGGCTTGCTTATCGGAAAAAATGGTGAAAAGCTTCAAACACGCTATACAAACGAACGTATGGAATTTATCGATAGCGGACGAGTAGTGGCGTATGTGTCTGGCCAACAAATGAACATCGTCAGCGCGACATTCTGGAATAGCGTCACTATTGCTAATCATATATTTGAACGATTCGACAACGAGTTCACAACTATTTCATACGTGGGAGGTGCTGTAAATGGCTAATTTTTCTAAAACAACTAGCAACGGATATGTGCGTTTAGTCTTCCAAGTGACAGAAGCAAGCACGAGTATTCCTTACAACACTTCAGAAGCGGTTTATCATTTAATGCTTGAACGTGGAAGCGCATGGGCATTCGATTTAAACGATGAGAGCCTTGCAGAAGCTGAAATCAACGGGCAAAAAGTTATTAGCAAATACGTTAGCTTCGATTTAAGAGACAAAGAATGGATATCTCTTGGAAAGGGAAGTATAACAATTCCGCATAATGAGGACGGAAGCAAGAGTATTTCAATCCGTGCTAGATTAACGAACGTTTCCAATTTAGGAGATATTGGTTGGTTTAGCGGGACGCTTAATCTCTCTACTATCCCTCGCGCAAGTACAATCCGTTCTGTATCAGCAACTGAATTAGGAAAACTAGTTACAGTGGAAATTGAAAAGAAAGTAAGTGAATTCAGACATAAAGTTCTTTGGAAAGTCAACGACAGCGGATGGAATGATTTAGGGACTGGGCACGATACAAGTGTACAATTTACAATTCCGATTGATTATGCGAATCGAATCACGAATAGTGACACTGGACAATTAGACGTTTGCGTACGAACTTTTCAAGATGACACCCAAATTGGTTACGATGAGTTTAAACGAGGAATTCCGATTAAAGTTCCTGCTTCCATCGTTCCTACTCTTGAAGACGTTACGATTACTGAAAGAACAGCAAAATTAGCAGAATTCATTCCTACAGGCAATTATGTCAAAGGTAAATCTCTAATGAGAGTTGAAGCAATTAATGCAGCAGGCTCTCATGGCTCAACGATCGTATCGACTGAGTTGACTTTGGATAATTTAGTCGTGAGAGCAACCAGTGGTGACTTCCCTGCAAACAAGGCTGGTAATTTAGAAGTTACAGCGAAGATTACTGACTCACGAGGAAGAACGGCTACTAAATCAAAAACGATTAAAGTATGGGATTACTATGCTCCTAAAATTATTGCCTTTCTTGCTAACAGAACAGGAAACGGAACTAATAAGACTATCATTGCAACAGTTGCTGCAAACGTGAGTCAATTAGTTATTGATGGGGTAAATAGGAATCCGTACACGCTTAAAATCCAGTACTCAGCTAAGAAGGCAAATCGATGGATTGATGCCGTTAATCTCACGAATGAGACTACAGAAAAAATCAACCGTCAAATCGACTGTGGTGCATTTTACGAACTTTCAAAAGCGTACAATGTTCGGTTAGTGATTCAAGATAAGCTAAGTGATTTAGTAGACTCTGTTCTGGTAGTACGTTCATCAAGAGTACTGTGGGCGTGGGGCGATAATCGTGCTGCTGTAGGAGGATTCCCAGAACTAGACGGGCACTTCGAGTCACATCTTCCAGTTGCATTTCATAGTAGCCTAAATGTTGAAGATGGCATTATGTCTAATGGAAAACCAATCCAGGAATTCGCATTAACGTCAAAAGATGGAAAGTCAAATAAATTTACTGGTGATTTAAACAATCTTAAAACAGCTGGAGGCTATCACGCATTTGGGGTTCAGCATAGTCCATCCGGAACTAATAATTACGGATACGTGAACGTAATAACGCACAGTAGCTATTCGAGCCACTGTGTTCAGTTCTATGTGCCGTTTAATTCAGACCAGTTCTATATGCGTAGATGCGATTCGAATCGTTGGAGTGAATGGATTAGATTGGTTACAACTAGCGCGAATACTGATTGGAAGACTGCTGATTTGCAAAACGGATGGCAGCATCGACCAGAATACGGTTCTGTGCAGTTCTACAGAAGTGTTGATGGGATTGTTCGTTTTAGAGGAGTTGCAAAAGGTGGGAATACAGCAAAAGAAACAGTTGTATTTAAACTACCTGAAGAATTCAGGCCTAAAACGCAAATTTATACGTTTGGCATGAATGATAGTTTCAAACCTGTTGCAATCAGTATTTTAGAACAAGGACATGTTTTAATAAAAGACAACGCTGACGAAAAGTGGCTAGGATTTCACAGTATCAGTTTTAAAATTTAAAAACTAAAAATCAAGAAAAGAGGAATAAAAATGGTTAAAAAAATCAACGAAAATTTAATGGACGCAGGACGATTAACAAGTATTGATTTCGTGGTTATCCACAACGACGCAGGAAGTATGACACCTGAACAATATGTAAATTGGTTAGTAAATCGTGATAAGTCACTTGGGATTGCACATTATTACTGCAACCGCAATACTATTGCACGAGTGATTGATACGTTCAATATTGGCTATCATACGGGCGATTGGTGGAGTAATTGCCGTTCAATTGGATATGAAGTATGTGAGAGCATGAAGGTTAGCGATGAAGAATTTCTTCAAAATGAAGATATGACATTGATGCAGGCTACTGAAGACTTAATCTATTATGGATTGCCAATCAACATGCAAACAGTAAGACTTCATCATGAATTTGTACCAACGACATGCCCTCATCGTAGTATGGAATTACACGGTAATTCTACTGAGAGTGTAAAAGAGTATTTCGTTAATCGTATGCGCTATTTCGCAACGCTCGGAAATACAGTGGACGAAATGTTGGGGCAAGTTTCAGAAGAACCAACAGTTCAAGAAAATGTAATTAAAGAAAAACAAACTCAAAAGCCTAGCGGTAACGGTAAATCGGTAGACGAGATTGCACAAGAAGTATTGCAAGGCATTTGGGGGAATGGCCAAGAACGTTATGACAACCTAACAAACGCTGGATATAATGCACAAGAGGTACAAGATAAAGTCAACAGTATCTTAAACGGCGAAGCACCTAGCAATAGCACTAGCACAGACCTCGATAGTGTAGCTCAAGAAGTATTACAAGGGCTTTGGGGAAATGGCCAAGAACGCTATGATAGACTAGCTAATGCAGGATACGATGCGCAAGCGGTTCAAGATAGAGTGAATAGTATTTTGAACGGAGAGTATACACAAAGTAATTACACTAATCTTGATGACGTAGCAAACGAGGTTATCCAAGGCCTTTGGGGAAATGGCCAAGAACGCTATGATAATTTAACAAATGCGGGTTACGACGCTCGAGCCGTTCAAAACCGAGTAAACGAATTACTTTCTTAAAAAGGAGATTGACTATATATGGAATTAGAACAAATTAAAAATAGAATTACTGCATTAGAAACGAAAGTGACTACTAAGCAAGCAGATATTAATCGCATGAACGAAGAAAAAGCGCAATACGAACAGAAAATTCAAAATCTTTCAGAAGACATTCAACGTTTAGAACAAGATAATGCGAACAAACGTGATGAAATCAAAAAATACAAAACAGTAGTAGAAATCATGGAGTTGTAGTAGATGGTAGATGTAGAATTTAATGTATTGACAATGCATTTGCAAGGATTAATGCGAAGTCCGTATATTCAAATTTTGTTTTGGTTAATTTGCTTTGATGTGGTGTCCGGCTATATCAAAGCTTTTAAATTGAAAAAATTTGACAGTAAAACGAGCACGAATGGACTACTCAGACATTTTCTTGTCATATCAGTAGTCATGATAGTTGCCCTATATGCTAGAGCTCTCAATCATAGAGAGATAGGAATAACCACATGTCTATTTTTCATCATGAGTTATGTGGGGTCGTTGATGGAGAATTGGGAAGCGTTGGGCTTACCATTTCCAGAAGCGTTGAGACCTTACATCAACCAAATGCGAAAAAATCAAGACAAGAAATTCCAGAAAATAATCGAAATTGAAATCGAAAAGAAAGAGGATGAACAATAATGGAACAATTACAAACAACTATCGTAAATGGAGTTATTAGCATTTTAGTCGTATTGATTGGATTAGCTTTCACAGGGGTGAAGGGCTTCATCGAAACTAAAGCTGCAGAATTGAAAGCCAAAACAGATACTAAGAACTATGAATTGGCTAAGTCTATCGCTCACACAGTCGTTGGCGCTGTGGAACAAATCTTCAAGGATGTGCACGATGCGAGCCAAGACAAATTCCAAGCAGCATTTGACAACTTGACGAAAGAACTTGAAAAAGCCGGAATCAATTTGGATGATGCATCCAAGAAGGTATTGATTGAATCTGTCGTGAATGGATTCAACGAATTGAAGAAGATTGAAGGATAAGAACACGGATCCACAGAGGGCTCATTGCGAGTCCTCTTTTTATTTATAGGAGGGAGGAACGTATGGAAAAAACAATCGAAAAACATTTAACTATTACGTCTGTTTATCGAGACGTTGAAAAATTAGGGCATGAAATTTACAGTCAAGACAAAGGTACTGCAACATTCAAATTTACTGTTGATAAATTAACGGCTTCAAAAGTTCTTTGCTTGTTTTATTTCAAATATACAAAACGATATATAACTGTTGAAGCTACAATCTCAGAAAATACAATTACAGTTCCATTCGACAGTACTTTAATCATTGCCGATGAGCCTGTGGTTGGTTATGTATATTTCGAGAAGGTAGAACAATCTACCGACGTTTACTCATTTGCATTTAATGTATGGGTTAGTGCTATTGATAAAGCAAAAAAAACACCGTTAGTCGAACGCACGACAGGCCGCATTGTAGACGTTGCAAATATTGTAACGAAACAAGAATTAGACGAACTCTTTACAAAAATCAAAGAGCAAGGTGGCACTTATGACGATAGAAACCTGCGTACTGAAATCGGGCGAATTTCAACCGAAATTGAGACTTTAAAGACAAAGACGGATAAAGACACTATATATGATGATAGTGCCTTGAAACAACGTATATCAGCACTAGAATCAAAACCAAATATCGACACAAGTAACCTTGCTACAAAAGATGAATTAAGAAACATCTCGTTAATGCCAGGGCCAAAAGGTGATAAAGGCGAAACTGGCGAACGTGGGCCGATAGGATTGACAGGACCGCAAGGATTGACTGGACCTAAAGGAGAAGCTGGGGAACGCGGACCTCAAGGAGATGCTGGGCCAAGAGGAGCAGACGGACTCCAAGGACCAATGGGACCTCAAGGTTTACAAGGAGAACGAGGGCAAGACGGACAAAGAGGCGAACGTGGGGAACAAGGACCAATCGGACAGACTGGGCCTGCCGGACCACAAGGTATCCAAGGTGAACGCGGACCGAAGGGTGACGACGGTATTCAAGGACCTCCAGGACCTAAAGGCGCTGACGGAGTCGGCATTCCGCAAACACTATCGCTTAGCGGTAACACGCTAACACTATCTCACGGTGGTGGAACAGTAAATCTACCTGCTTCCAGTCAAAATGCACCTACTCCATCAACTTCCTCTAGCGAACTAATCGGCGAAGGAATGCCAAACGGTAAAGTCGATGGTACTATCGGACAGACATACGTTGACACCAAGAAAACTAACGGAGCTTTGAAATGGATTAAACGTACAGCGTCAGGTAACCAAGGTTGGTTTGTGT